ATTGATTGTTAGTCTGAGTGCACAAGATGAAACAGTACAAACAAGATTATCTTGTCTGAGTACCAACTTTGATCTGTCCATGCTTAACCTTAGAGTTAAGTTTAGGAGTATCATCCGTCTCATTCAATGATCTAAACCTTCTAGACCAGATATCAAAATCTGTTAAGAATGGTTTCCCGTGATCCATTTGTTGTTTAGACAAATGGGGGGTCTTGTTTCCAAGAAGAAGTTTGCTATCAGCAACACCGCTTAAAGCGGATAGCTGGTAAGCAAGTGAATGTGTTTCAGCGATTCCATGTGCACCTAACCTAGCAAGTGTAGGTACACTATGGATAACTTGAGATGCATGACTTTCATAAAGGCTCCACTGGGCGTGGAGCCAGCTCAATGCTGGTTCTGCATAATCTGGTATGTTAGAATATCTAACACCAGAGAAGCAGCCTTCCATTGAGAAGTACTTAGGTACTTCATCTTTGTCAACATCCGTAATCTCAATGAAATCATTTACCCGGTCATCGAGGGACTTTCCATTAGGATTAAGTCCTAGACCGCCTAGATATTCCGGTAGTTCAGCCACTTTCAAGGCTAACCTCCGTACTTTACTAGGTAGGTATTTAATTCCATTTACCCCTACAGTATTTAGATAGTTAACAAAACTATGTTCATACGGCTTAATTGTTTCAGGGTTTGGAACCTTTGCAGGTTTAAAGTATCCTTCAGGAGTAATAACAAAACCAGCAAATTCACCAAGTGAATTGCTAGAAATGCTTTTTTGCTCACTGATTGGAACACCAAACAATGAAAGATGATCTCTATAAGATTTATTCAACTCGTCGTTAGCAATAACGATATCGTCTCCTAGAATCCTAAAAGATTCAACCGGCTTAAGGCCAAGTTTGCTACACAAGTCTATTAGTAATAGATTGTGTGTTAAGGCAAACAAAGGAAAGCTTGAGTAAAGCCCCTGAGGTTGTCCCTTGGTATAAGTGGTCGCAATTTGGGTTGCACCGACCAGTAGGTCAGTGACTAAATCTGAATCTAAGATCCAAATACCCTTAGCCAACTGAGTGAGTAGTAAGGCCTCGTCATTAAGACCAAGCCCCTCCAACAAACCAGTTTGTAGTGAGATTGGAAAATTATCTGTTGCACCACTAAGATCCACAGAGTGTAGATCTTGCCCATTGGCTAAATGGTTGAAAGCCCATTTAGCCCCAGCTTCCTGGTCATGGGTACAGTCAGTAGGAAGGATGCGAAGCATCTCATCCAACATTCTGTGAAGTGGATAGAGTGTCACTTGTGACGCCGAGCTTGGAGTTGCTACAACTCTAGCTTTTGCTCCAGCTTCTTGTATTACTACAATTTTGCCAGAGTATGGCGCCTGAATAATCTCGTCTAACCTATATGGAATTCTTTCTGGATCTAAGTCCGGAAAATCCATAGTTGGAAAGAGTCTAAAATTATTTGTCAAGTACTCCCGCACCAAAGGAACATGTAGCCCCTGGATAAAAGAAGTTAAATACTTCTCACCTTGGGTAAAAGGTTTCCCCGTGTTGAGAGACACAGGTTTGAACATGAAACCCTTTTGTTTTCTACGTTTGAACCTTGTTAAGGCACTATTCATATCTTTGTTCTGAAGGATAAGTTGAGATAATCTCTCCTTACCCAACATTGCTATATGATCTGAATTGGTTTTGTCAAGCATAGGACCTTGGATAGATCCTATAGTTTTAAGAATCTGCTTTGGACTCGGTTTCTCAAGCCGAACCCCAGTGTAGACCATTAAGGCAGACAATACCTTGATAATTTTCTTATTATGCCTGTGCTTTGAAG